CTGCCACAGCATCTCCAGCAGCGCCGCCCGCACCCGGTCCGAGCGCACGTCCAGGTCGATCACGAACGCCCTGCTGCCGAGCATGCGGATTCCCGCGGTCTTGCCGCGCCAGGTCTCGATCGCCGCATCGTCGTTCGGCTGCTTCGGCCAGCCCTTGAACGGCCCGTCGCGGCCGCGCAACGGTATGACATCGTAGCCATTGTCGCGGATTCGCCGCCACACCTTGCGATACGAGTGCTCGGCCTTGGGTTGCAGCGGTATGGCTTGCGCTGTCTGGCCGGGATGGTATTGGTTGGTCATCGTTCGGTCCTTTCTTTGGTCCGGTTCCTGTTGGCGCCTGGTTCCTCTTGGACTTGCACGGTCACCTAGGGATGGGTGTGATTCTGGCCGGCAGGGATTTCGCCCCCTGCCGGCTCTTTCATTGCAACAATGCGTCAATATCCGCCGAGTTCTTCACCAGCACAACCACTGCCCCTAGTGCGGTAAAGCTGTCGCGGTACCACTTCTGGTGCGCTGTCATCCGCCCGCCGCGCGGCCGTTTCAATTCCGCGAAGATCACGCGGCCGCCCGGCAGTACCACAATCCGATCGAAGAACCCGCGGCTGCCGATCGCCCGCACCTTGGTGCAGATCCCGCCGCGCGCCGCCACCCGCCAGGTCAACTCGCGCTCGACTGCGCTTTCTTTTTCATAAGATTTGACAGACCGCATCGGCTGTGCCCATTATCGTGCTTCATCATCGAGATATGGAGATCATCAAATCATGACCGCGGTTACCGAACAAGATGCGCAAGAGGTTGTGCGGCCGCTCAAGCTGCTCACGGCGCTGATCAAGACCGACATCGAGCACGGCGACGAGGCCGCCGAGCGCGCCGGCATGGAGTTCTACCGGCAGGCCGGCGCCAAGCTGGCCGAGGCCAAGCGCGATCATTTCGCCGGCCGCACCGCCGAGTTCTATGCCTGGGCCGATCGGAACTTCCATAAATCCCAAGCGAGAATAAGGGCTTGGGTCCAGTTGTCCGGACATGACGACGTTAAGTCCTTGAAAAGTATACGCGAATCCGAAGGCGCGGCGCGCAAGCCGGGCGGCTCGGTGTACCGGCCATGGACTGCCTCGGTCGACGCCATCGCCGAGCGGGCGCAGCGCGAGGCGATCCGGCTCGGCGAGGAGTTGACCCGCAAGCAAGAGCGCGACGCCGAGGCTCAGCTCGGCCGCCGGTTGATCGACATCGGCTACCGCGTGCTCGCCAAGGAACTGCATCCCGACAAAGGCGGCTCGAAAGATGCCATGGCCCGGCTCGGCCGGGTCCGCGATCGTCTGCGTTCAAACGTATAGGGAGCCAACCATGTCCAATAACATTGCCAAGATCCGCAAGGTCGAGCCGCCGGCCATCCACCGCGCCAAGAACGGCCAGGAACGCCTGATCGGCGGCCGCTGGAATATGCTGCGGGTTACCGAGTTCCTGCTGGCCAAGAAGACTTGGCAGACCATGGATGAGATCGCCCGCTTTGTGTACGGCAGCACCGGCGAGAAGCACCGCGACAACACCCGCAAGCACATCCCGTCGCAGCGCCGCTATATGCTCGACAAGGACACGCCGATCGTCACCGACTACGGCCCGCGCGGCATGATCATGCGGGTCAAGGTCTACGACCAGGGCAAGAGCGACGACCAGATGAAATTCGAGACCGAGATCAGCAAGGCGCGCGACAAGAAGGAGATAACCGAGCGCCGCTACGAGGATTTGGTGCGACTGTTTCTACCGCGGTAGTCAAATAATTTGACAACTATCGAGATCTGTGTTACAATGATTTCATTGAACCGAACAGAACAGAGGATGACACATGCGGCTCTCTACCAAGCAGCTTCAGATGCTGCGCGACTACGACAATGATCTGGAAGCCACCGATATCTGCGCCTTCAACGGTCCGTTCGACTGGCACAATCGAGAGAAAGTAATCTGCGCCTTGATCCGCAAAGGCTTGCTGGTTGAAGACCGCGTCACCGAAGCCGGTCGCAAAGTGCTCGAGCAAAACAAGGTGCCGGCATGAGCCGCCATTCCACCATTGTCGGCGGCTCGACCGCCGACCGGCTGCTGAATTGCCCCGGCAGCTTTCAACTGCTGCAACGCATCCCCGAGCAAGCCGAGATGCCGAGCGAATACGCCGACTACGGCACCGCCATGCATGCGGTGATGGACCGTTTGATGTCGATGTATGCCGACGGCTTCCCGCCCGGCAACGAGGATCCGCTGATCTTCGCCGCCCGCGATATGCTCGGCGATACTTTCTATGATCGCGTATTGGAATCGCATCACCTCGAGGATTCGATCTATCCGGCGATCGTCACCTTGTATGATCTGATGCGCGAATACGGCGGCGGCTTTCACGTCGTCGCCAACGAGCTGAAGGTAAAATTTCCGGGGATTCCGGGCGCCTTCGGCACCACCGACTTGTTACTGGCCAGCAAAAAGTTCGTGCTGATGGTCGACTGGAAATTCGGCGCCGGCGTGCCCGTTAAAGCTGTGTACAAGGACGAGCACGGCGAGAAGGTGAATCCGCAGCTGTTGTTCTATTTTGCCGGCGCCATGGAGGAACTGCCCTCCATGTTCAATAAGAAGCGGTATGCCGTGGCAGTGATCCAGCCGCGCACCGCCGAGCGGCTCACCCACACCATAATAACCCGGGTTGAGATCGACATGTTCATTGAGGACATGGACCTCGCCATCATCGCCGCGCTCGGCAAGAACCCGCCGCTGCACGCCGGCGAGCACTGCCGCTGGTGCCCGGCCCGGCCGTTCTGTCCCGAGCACACCGGCCCGCTGTTTGAGTTAGCCGAGCTAGAAATCCTGCCGGCGCAATTGCGCGCATCCGAAGTCAACGACGGCAACGCGGCTGCTTACGGTGAGTTTCTCGCCAAGGCCAAGCACCTCGCCGACCTGGCTGCCGATTACAAAAAGCAGGTCGACGAGGCGGTCCACAGCTATCTGGAGAACGGCGGCACCGTGCCGGGCTGGAAGCTGAAGCAGAAAACTAAACTTCGCCAGTGGATCGACGAGGACATCGTCAACAATGAACTCACCCGCCTAGGCTTCGGCCAGGACGAGATCTGGCAGCGCAAACTGCAAACCTTCGGCGTGGCCGAGAAAGCGGCCAAGCGGCTCAAGGTCAAGATCCCCGAGCACCTGCGCGTCGCACCGGAAACAGATGAGACCGTGATTGCGCCGGACAGCGACCCGGCCCCAGCGATCGATCGTGCCCAGGCAACCCTCGAGTTTGCCGCGGCGCTGAAGCAATTGCGTCACGAACAAGGTTCGTGACACAATACCTGGCCGGCCCCGTCGGGGTCGGTCACCTGTAACATGAAAGGTCTGAAGATGAACGATATCGTCAAACGCAGCTTAGGTTCGACCGCCCTGTCGGACGACCTCGCCGACCGGCTATTGGCCGGCATCGAGGACAGCCAAGCCACCACGCTCGTAGCCGGCGGCGGCAAGGATCTCATCAAGCTCGGCAAGTCTGATGGCAACTGGTCGATCGGCCAGGCCGACGAACCCATGCAAGTGGGCAGCAAGTGGCTGATCAACATCGTATCGATCTGCCACGGCTACATCTGCTGGTCGAAGTACGAAGGCAGCCGTAAAAATGAAAGGCTCGGCGAAGTGATGGTGCCGATGTACGAGCCGAAGCCGAGCAAGCCTGCGGCGATCGACGGCTTTCCGTTTGCGGAACAGCGGTCATTCGAGGCGGTGTGCTTGAACGGCGAGGACGCCGGCGCCGAGGTGCTGTTCAAAAACGGCTCGGTTGGCACGATGAAGGCGTTTAAGAAGCTGGAGGACGCCGTCAAGGCGCAGCTCCGCACCGACCGCGCCTACCCCTGCCCGGTGATCCAGTTCAAGTCCGACAAATACAAGCACCCGGAATACAACTGGATCTGGAACCCGATCTTCGAAGTGGTCGATTGGGCCAATATGGCCGGCGAGCTGAAATCTGGCGCCGGCCCCGACCCGGAGCCGAAGCCGGCGCCGGCCGCAGCTGCACCGCGGTCGCGCACCAAGCCGGCTCTGGTCGACGACGCGCCGGATACCGCACCAGAAGACGAGCCAGCCGCGCCAGTGCGTCCGGCGCAGCGGCGTAGGCCACCGGCAGCCTAACCACCCGCGAACTCACCCAGGCCCTTCCCAGGGCCTGGGCCTTCCCCCTCATCCCAGGGAATGCCCAACCATGTCTGCGCGCACCTTCGATACCGACAAAATCTGCTGGTTCGACTTCGAATCTAGATCGGGCGTCGACCTGCAAAAGGTCGGCGCCATGCGCTACGCCTGCGACCGCGACGCCGCGGCGATCATCCTGACCTACGCCATCGGCCATAGTCCGACCAAGCTGATCCTGGCGCCTGAGCCGGGCGCGCCGCTGTCTTGGCACCACCTGCCGCTGGATTTCACCGAGTTCTACTATCGGGTCGAGGCTAGCGCCGCCGCCGGCACCTTTGCGGCGTTCAACGCTGGCTTCGACCGGGCGATCTGGAACAATGCGCTGCGCGACGCGCCGCAGCTGTTCCCGGACATGTGCATCGATCCCTCGGTCCAGGCCACCGCCGCCGGCCTGCCGCCGGACCTCGCCGGCGCCTGCAAGGCGGCCGGTTCGATCCTCAAGGTCGAGAACGGCAACGAGTTCATCAAGCTGTTCTGCATGCCGGACTCCGTAGCCACCCCCCGCAGTCATCCCAGGCAGTGGGCGGCGTTCTGCGGCTACGCGATCGGCGACATCGACGCCATGCGCAGCTTGTTTCTGCGCACCTGCCAGCTGCCGCTGCGCGAGTGGCAGGAATACTGGGCGGCCGAGGCGATCAACGACCGCGGCATCGGCGTCGACGTCAAGTTCGCCAGGAAGGCGGCCCGGTTGGCCGGCCATGCCAAGCACCGCGCTGGCAACGAGCTGCGTGAGATCACCACCGGCCACGTCACCGGCGTCACCCAGGTCAGGCCGCTGACCACCTGGCTGTGCAATCACCTGCCGCTGGAAGGCATCAACATGCTGACCAAGCGCGAGGAAGAGGAGGACGAGGATGGCAAGATCACCAAGCCGGCCAAGTACTCGCTGACCCGCGCCAGGATCGAAAAGCTGATCCCCTACTGCCAGGCGATCGGCCACCACAAGGAGTTGCGGGCGCTGCAAATCCGCTTGTACGGCGGCTCGACCACACCGGCCAAGTACAGCAAGATTCTCGCTCAGCAGGTGCAGGGCACAATCTACGGGCAATATGTCTTTAACGGCGCGCCGCAGACCGGGCGTTTCTCATCCCGTGGCGTGCAGATCCAGAACCTGGCCCGGGCGTTCCTGCCCTACGAGCACGATGCGATCGAGGCGATTCTGGCCGGCGCCGACTATGACGAGCTGGCCCGGCTTGGCGACGACACGCCGGTGCTGCGCAAGCTGGCGTTGCTGATTCGGCCTGCTTTTGTTGCCGGTGACGCGAATCAGTTCGTGGTCAGCGACTTCGCGCAGATTGAGGCGCGAGTATTGCCGTGGCTGGTCGGTCCAAAAAGTAAAGGTGCGCTCAAACGGTTGCAGATCTTCCGCGATATCGACGCCGACCCGTCGCTGCCGGATCTGTACACCCGCACCGCCGCCGATATGTCCCGCGTTGCCGTGACCGATATCAGCAAGATGTTACGGCAGCGCGGCAAGGTGGCCGAGCTGGCGCTCGGCTTCGGCGGCGGGGTCGGCGCCCTGGCGGCGATGGGCGCCAATTACGGATTGTACCTCCCCGAAGGGGAGGCCAAGCAGGTGGTCGACCAGTGGCGCGCCGCCAATCCCTGGTGCGTCCGGTTCTGGGGCCGGCATACCGAGGATGAATCCTACGGGTTGTGGGGCGCCGCCAACCGGGCGCTCGAGCAGCCCGAGACCAAGCAGACCGTCGGCCGGCTCACCTACATCTACATGCCGCAGATCCTGTACGGCACGCTGTACTGCCAGCTGCCCAGCGGCCGGTGCCTGGCTTACCGCGGCATCAAATACGAGATGGTCGACGAGCTGGATGACGACGACAAGGTGATCGGCCGCTCGTCCCAGCTGCGGTTCTCCAAGGGCTATGGCCGCTCCAAGATCTGGCACGGCACGCTTTGCGAGAACGTGGTCCAGGCCACCGCCGCGGATATCCTGCGCGGCACTCTGGCGCGGCTGGAAAAGACTGATCTCAACGTGCGTTTGCATAGCCACGATGAGTGCCTCATCGACGTTCCCGAAGATCAAGTCGAATCAGCCAAGTCAATGTTGCGAGGGATTATGCGGGAAGGTTTCGATTGGTCGGAGGGTCTTCCGCTCATGTCAGAAGAAACCGTTCAACCTTATTACTCGAAGTGGGAATCGAAATGAGGAAGCGCATACCTAAGCATCCGATCTATAACAGCTGGCGTGGCATGATCGACCGCTGCACCAATCCCAACAATAAACAGTGGCATCGTTACGGCGGCAGGGGCATATCGGTGGCTCCCGAATGGATGGTGTTCGCTAATTTCCATCGTGATATGGCGTCTGGTTGGGCGCCGGGGTTATCAAACGATCGTATCAACAACGACGGTAACTACGAACCAGGTAACTGCCGCTGGGCAACACCGAAGGTTCAACGTCTAAACACCACATTACGTATCAATATGATTGATACGCCGTGGGGGCGTATGACGTTAGGTGAGGCCGCCGAGCGTAGTGGGCTGGATCGCACCACCATATACTCGCGGCTACAGGCTGGTCGTCTCGATCCGTTTGACCCGCAACATTCCAATATTGGGCGCGTGTCCTGGCGCAAGGGCGCCGGTCGGCGGATAGCTACGCCGTGGGGTGAGTTAACTGTAATCGAAGCGGCACAACGGTCTGGGTTAAAGGAAGACACTCTGCGTTGGCGGCTTAAGCATGGTGGTGATCTTTTCCGCCCGCCTAGGCAGGAGGGCAAGTGATGCCCTCACAAACCCATGTCCGCCCGCTGCCGCCAGGCGTCCGCGCCCGGCTCGACAAGCTGATGCTCATGCTCGGCTCCGTCAATGACAACGAACGTGCGGCGGCGTCGGGGCTGATCACCAGCCTGCTGCGCGAGCACGGCTTGGATTGGCATGACCTGGTCGGCTCGATCGGCCAGCCGGCGCCGGCGGCGACGCCAAAGCCGCCACCAGCCAAAGCGAAACCGCAGCCTGGCCCACAGGAGATGACCGCGGCCGAGGTCAAGCAGCTGGTGCATCTGATCCTGCGCAGTCCGCTCAACGATCGCGCGCGCCAGTTCCTGGCCGGCATCATGGACCGGGCCGAGATCTACGACGTCGTCAGGTTTTCCGACAAGCAATGGATCTGGATCCGCGATCTGGCGAGGAGGGCAGGTGCAATATGAAATACCCAGACGAGCCTGGATATAAAGAGGGAGACACGTCGCGCGAAGCGGCCGAGAGCATGAGCCTGCGCGCCGTTAGGTTGCGGAAGCGGTGCTATGATTTAATACGCAAATATCCTGGCCACACCGCTGACGAGATCGCTGACCTGGTAGGCGAAAGCCTGCTGGCGATCAGGCCGCGCATCTCCGAGCTGCGGCGCATGCAATACGTTCGCAACCACGGACGCGGCAGCAACCGCTCCGGTATGGCGGCCCACCGCTGGGTGGTCTGCGAGGATGTGGATGTAACGGCGGAAGCAATTGATGAAAGATGGGCGGACCTGCGGAGGGACAGTGCTAGGCAGATCCGACGGCGCTACGTCGCGGTCCTTAATGTGTTCATGGATCGTATCGAGTGCGGCGACAAGCGCGCCGCTGGAGAACTCAAGGCCGAGTTGGATGAGATGCGGCTGGTGCTGGATCAATCATACGAATGGGTGCGATAGCGATGCGCGAGAAATCAGAACTGCGGCCGTATCAGAACCGCATCGCCACTTCGCTTTATGAATCCGACGAGAAGATCGCGGTGGCTCGGCCGGGCGGCGGCAAGACCGTCGCGGCGCTGACCGCGATCGAGGAGCTGATCCGCGACAAGCACATCCGCCACGCCCTGGTGATCGCGCCCAAGCGCGTGGCCCGTATGGTATGGCCGGACGAGATAGCGTTATGGGAGCATACCAAGGGGTTGTCATATCAGGTGCTGACCGGCACACCGCAGCATCGCAGCATCGGCCTGGCCGAGGCGCACGCCGGCGTGTTCGACATCACCATTGTCGGCATCGACATCGTCGAGTGGCTGCTCGAGCAGCTCGTCAAGCTGCCGGAGGATTCGCGGCTGTTCGACTTGCTGGTGATCGACGAGGTGTCCAAGCTGCGCGACCCGTCCGGGGTGCGCGCCCGGCGCCTGCTCAAGCATGCCAAGCGATGGAAAATGGTCTGGGGCCTGACCGGCACCCTGCGACCGTCAGGCGCCGAGGATTTGTTTATGCCGGCGACGGTGGTAACCCGCGCTAAACTGTGGGGTAAGTCGTTCTACTCTTGGCGCAAGCAACGGTTCTATCCGATTGACTACCAGGGCTACACATGGGCGCCGTTGCCGGGTGCGGAGGAAAGAATCAACGCCGAGCTGGCACCGCTTTGCGTCACCCTGCGCGACGACGAGCTGCCGCAGCTGCCGGAACTTTCTATTGTCTTCGACCGGGTCGAGCTGCCGGCCGCCGCCCGCAAGCAATACGATGACATGGAAGAGAAGTTGCTGCTGTGGGACGGCGGCGAGGCGGTCCTGGCGGCTTCCGCTGCCGTGGCCACCGGCAAGCTGGCGCAGCTGGCCAACGGTTTCGTCTACGACAATGGCACAACCATCGCCATCCATTCGGAAAAGGAGCAATGGGTTCAAGACGTTATCGATGGCGCGGATGGGCCGGTGCTGCTCGTTTACGAGTATCGCGAGGACTTGGAAATGCTGCGCCGGTTGCTCGGCGAGGATCTTCCTTACCTCGGCGACGGGGTCGCCGATAAGGCATCTGACCAAAATATCACCCGATGGAATGCCGGCGAGCTACCGTTCATGGCGCTGCATCCGGCGAGTGGCGGACATGGCTTAAACCTTCAGCACGGCGGTTCGGACATGGCCTGGATTAGCCCGACCTGGTCGCCAGAGCTGTGGGAACAAACAATCGCCCGGCTGCATCGTTCCGGTCAAGTGAAGCCGGTGATCGTCCGCGTCTGCGTTGCCGCCGATACCGTCGACCAGATGAAGCTCGACCGCGTGCATATGAAAATGACGGCGCAGCAGGCGTTCGAAGCCTACCTGCGGCGCCATCAAGTCGAAGGGATTCTCGTCAACGCCTAGAGCGTAGCAGTCTTCTCCAGGCTGAGCACCAGCTGCGTGCCGTCGTCGTCGAACTTGTTTTTGATTATGATGTCAACGATCTGCTCGTTGAGTTTGAGCAGCTGGTCGCGGTTGACTTGGTGGCGGAAGTGAGTTTCGCCGTCGTTGATGTTGAGAACGACGAGATCGCGCTGCGGGATAGTGAGATAGACGAAGCGGGTGACCGGCATGGTGGGCCTCGTTATCCGTTTGAAACGTGAAGACCTCACCATACGCCTCTCCTAATTCTGTTCCAGTGCGCGCCGCGCAATCCACATGCTGGTGTCGGCGGCGATGTCAGGCAAGGCGGCGATCTCGCGCAGGGCTTCGCGCAGCTTCTCATTCTTTTCCGCCAGCTGCATAAGCTCGCGCAGGCCAATATTGAGCTGTCGTTCGATTTCGGTCAGCGCCGCGTACATTTCCTTTTCATGGGACATCACGGCTTGTCCCTGTGTAGCCATTTCAGCTCTGGGTGGCTGCTGTACCCATGCTCGAATACCAGCCAGCAATAATCGCTTTTGCCACCGCCCACCTTGCCGTTGGCTCTGATCACATGTCCCGGCGGCATCGACGGCCGCGGGGTCAACAGCCATACGCTTTGCAGTGGCGTGTCATATAGCCAGCGGGCGGCGTTCAGCCGCGCGGTCGGCATGATCAGCGCCACCTTGTGGCTGGCCCGTTCCAGCGCGTGCTTGGTGAACGCCTCGAAGATATCGAACGGCGGATTGCTGACGATGTTGTTTGGTGCCGAGGTGTGGTCGAGCAGGAAGTCCTGCACGTTGCCGCGGCCGCGGCGATCGACCAGGTCGGCGCCATGGGCTATGTGTCCGGCATCGATGGCGGACTCGACAATACGGCCGAAGCCGCAGGCGGGATCGTAGATTCCGCCAGTGAACTTCTCTTCTTGGAATAGTCGCTCGCTGACCCAGTGCGGCTCGACGTAGTGTTCATCAACGCGGGCATAAGCTGTGGCGCCGGCGGTGTGAGTCCACGGCTGGCTCATCGCACGTCCTCGTTCCATTTCCACTTGCCGTCGATCCATTTGCCGTTCACTGGATCCTTGCACTCGGTGGCGCGGACCTCCCGCGCCGAGGTCCAGCGCGCTTCCAGATGGCGTGCGTAAGCCATTGCTTCGGCTTCGGTTTCGCACCTGATCGCGTTGTCGTACCACTTGGCGTCGTTGGCGACGCGCACTTCCGGTTTCCAGGCCATCAGGCATTCCCCTCGGTTCGGAGGATCTTCATGTTGTCTTTCATGTGCTTGTCGATGTCGCGGTAGATCCCGCGCATCGCCGCGGCCAATGCCGGCAACCCGCGGCCCGCGGCCTTGTCGATGTGTGTGAACACCTGCGCGGCGCCCATGTAATAGGTCGCGCGCATGGCATCGATCTGCTCTTCGTCGGTGCCGAGCGAGCGCATCTGCGCCACGAACACGTTCCATGAATCCTTCAGCGAGCGATCGGGATCGATATCGCCCTGGATGACCTGAATGGTTTCAGTCACGCGGCTTCTCCAGCGCCGATTGCAGCTGCGCGATCGCTGCCGCCTTCAGCGCGTTCTGGTCGGCCACCAGCTCGTCGATCGCCGCGGTGGTCGGCGTCGGTGCGGCGTCCAACTCGTTAATGGCGTTAACGTAATCTTCGGCGCGGCGGGTCAGTAGGCCGATGTTGGCCATCTGCGTGGTCAGCTCGACCAGCATCTTGCGCAGCCGCAGCGATTCATGCCGGTAACGATCGCGCTCCTCGACCATCATCGCTACCCGGTCGCGCTCGCGGTTTAAGTCGATCCGATACTGTGTGATGGCGTTGTTGGCTGAGATTAGGTCGTTGTGCATTTGATTGACTTGCGCCAACGCCGCCACACGGTAGTCCTTTTCGACATCGGTCACTGCGTTCTGTCCGTTCGGTCGAGCGTTCATAGGGATGTCCTCGGTTATGTCGGGGAATGGGTAGCTACTGCGCCGCGGCGCGGCGCAGTAGCTTGGCTGCGGACACGGTACCTTTCGCCGCCTTTTTCGGAGCCTGGCGCATAGGCCATAGAGTATCCGGCGCATCGTGGCCGATCTCCTCCAACGCATCTTTAAGTAGCCGGTAAGTGTCTGCGGGGAATTGCTTTCCCGCCCGCCAGTTGTAGACGCCATTGACCGAGGTTCCGGTCAGCTCGGCCATCGTCTCGATGCCGCCGAGCGCGTTGATGATGTCCGAAGTGGTGCGTAGGGTTGTCATGAATCAGTCCTATCTCAACATTTTTGAGAATACAAGTTGCATCTCAAAATAGTTGATTTACACTGGTGCGCAATGGACGACCAGGAAGCCCAGCTGCGCGAACTGATGAAGCGCGATGCCGCGGTGTATCGCATCCGTAATCAGATCGCGGAGAAGGATCCAGAAGCTAAGGCTAAGGCTAAGAAATCGCACAAGGCCAAGGCGAAGGCCGAGAAGACTGCTAAAGTTGAACCCGACGAACACCCAACAGAGGAACCACCACAATGTACCGATACCTCGGCGCCGTCATAGCGGCGCTGCTACTGACTGTGCCCGCCAAAGCCGACATCATTCTCGATACCACTGGTCTTGGTGGCACCGGCACGAACGTGGTCTTCAGTTCCATATTCGACAACCGCCTCATCCTGGGCCGCCTCAACGGCCAGCATGACGAGGTCGTAAGATTCAGGGACTTAACTCCTACGCAAGATCCGTTGAATCCGTTCACCGGGTCGCAATCCGGTAACGATATTAAAATTTTTAACACCGAAGACCTCGATATCACGGTGTTCAACTCGCTGAACTTGACCCAGCTTGCTGTTACCAGGGATGTGTTCAGTTTGGTTGGAACAGTCGGCGCGACCATCCTGTTCAGGGTGACGGCACTGGAAGCGGATGGCACCTTCAAGGACTTCCTGTTCAGCGATGTCTTGAAATCCGGCCAGAACGGCTACGACTTCACCGCCATCAACGGTGAAGCGATCTGGGATCTAGACTTGAGAGTTGTCGGCGGTCGCATTAACGATTTCGAGCACTTCCGCATCGACGTGGCTCCCGCCGCTGCGGTTCCCGGTCCGATTGCCGGCGCCGGCCTGCCCGGCTTGGTGGCGGCGATGCTTGGCATGTTCGGTCTGCACCGCCGGCGACGGCAGCGGCAGCTGAGCTAACCAAGCACGGCTCCGGCGGCGTGCATGTATGCCGCCGGGGCCAGCTTCAAAAATGCAAAAAAATTTTGCGGGGTCTAAATGAGTGTCCGGCAAATGCTGCCGATCGGCCGGCATCTGCGGGCCTGCGTTGTCTGTGGCTATCCGATCACGGCGATCAGCGCCGAGCTGACGGTGCATGAGCTGATCTGCCTTAAGCTAATGCCGGATGATCTACCAGCCGCCGGTACCAAACGACGGCATGGTGAACCCACCGCCACCGCCGAGGTCGAAGCCACCGCCGCCGCCCCAATCGAGACCGGCGCCGATGTTGCCGCCGCCCCAGCCCCAGCCACCCAGGGTCTGCATCGGGATCGGTGACAGGCCCATGCTCGGGCTGCTGCCCGATGCCGCCGCGCTGTTGAGCAGCGGCGACGAAAAGGTGGCGTTGTCGATCGGCGGCAGCATCCCCGCCATGGCGATCGAGCCGCCCTGGCTGGCGCCCTGGCCGGGTATGGTGCCAGTTGGAATCTGGCTCAAGCCAGACGGTGCGAGAGACAGCCCGCCGGCGGTACCACCGGCGGGCGTGGCAGGCTGCGCCGGGAGCACCGGCATGGCATCGGCCGGTGGTGGGCTTGGATCCGGCGCAACCCGGCTTTCGTCTTTGTAGACATTGGTTAGGGCTTGGGCCATCTCCGGCGTCATCGCGCCTTGCTGGCCCTTCGGCTGCTCGCTGATTCGCGCCGCCTCGTCCTGGTGCAGCTTCTCCGCTGCGGCGCCGGCCTGCTCGACCGTGTCGAATTTGCCGAGATGGTTGCCGGTTTCTAAGTAACGCTGACGTGCGTCGGCGTCAGACATTACTCGGCCGCCCTCGGCCGGCACGGTAGGAATATTGACCTCCTTGCCTTGGTCCTCCACGCCGATCGTTCGCACGGTCGAGATTGAGCCGTCCTCGTTCTGCACTGGCTTTTGTTGCAGCGGGTCTAGCGTCGCCGCATTGGGATCGACCGCGGGCGCGGCCGCCTCGGCCGGCGCCGGCGCCATCCGCTTGCTGGCGCTGAAGTCGGTGGCGCCCGAGGTGCCGAGGTCAGTACGCTTGCCCAACGTGGCCGGCTTCGGCGCGCCCTCTTTAACCGCGCTGTCAAACTGCTGCTGGGTGATGCCCATCTTCGGCAGGTACGGCGCCACTCCGGCGGCGATTTGACCACCAATGAACGGCATACCCATCGCTTCACGTAGGGTCTTGTTGCCGATCATGTCCGGCACCTGGCTGACCTTGCTCGGGTCGCCGCGCTTCACCAGCTCGATCACCTTGGTGTCGAGCAGCGCGTGCGCCGGATTGACCGCTGGCGGCGCCGGCTTGGCGACCGGCGGCGGCGCAGGGGGCGGCGCTGCCGAGGGCTTTACCGGCGCCGCTGCCGCCGCGGGCGCAGGTGGGAGAGGTGCTGCGGCCACAGGAGCTGGCGTTGCGGGTTTTGTGGGTTCTGCGGAGGCTGTTGCGGGAACGTCCGGTGAATCTTCCGGCAACAATTGTTCCGCTTCGGTCGCCGCGATCGCGGCAGCACCCGGCGGCGGCGCGTTCGGAGTCGCCGTCGCCGGAGCCGCCGCAGCCTGTGCAGGCTTCGCTTCAGCTTGCGGGGGCTGGGCGGGAGCTTGTGGAGCAGGCTGCGAGCTTGATCCCTTGATAGCGGCCTCGGTCGAGGCCCGCCACTTCTGGTTATTTGCCACGGTGCCGGCGCCGTGGACCTCCGGGGTCTTGTCCTTGATGAAGAAGTCGTTGCCGCCGACCTTGCCGACGTGGGTGGAGTTGGTCTTGGACTGCGCCGCGGTGTTGCCGCTGCCGAAGTCCGTTGCGAGGTTTGAGTAGTTGGTGCCTTGCTTGTGGGCCTGATCCATCTCGGCATAGAGCATGGCTTTGAACTGCGGATCGGTCTGCACCCGCTTCAGCGCGGCGTCGTACTTGGGCCGCTGCGCCGGATCGTTCATCGCCGCGTAGTACTTCGGGTCGATGATGTCGCCGACCGGCCGGCCGGCGGCATTGACCCGGTTGGCGCCGGCTTCATGCACGGCGATCCGGCCCTCCGGCGAGTTGTTGTCTTCGGTGTAGGCCGCCGCCGCCATCTGTTCCTTGAGGCGCGGGTTGCCGTCGAAGAACTGGGCGATCGGCTTGCGCTGTTCCGCAAGCACCTTGCTGCCGGTTGCGGACGCGGTCGTTGATGTTGCAGCGGTTCCTGGCGCGGCTGCGGACGGTGCGGACGGCGTTGCGGACGTGGCCGGGGGGTTGGAGAACGACGGCCCGGTGTAGCCGCGGTTGGCTTCGACATGCGGCGCGTCGTTCTTGACCGGGAAATGCAGACCAAACTGGTCCTGGTTGCCGGCCTTGAGCCAGCGTCGGAACTCGCTGTCCGGCAGGTCGCCGGACACGCCCTTCTGGTGACCGGACCCACCCGGGCGGGCGGCCGGGTACTTTGTGCCGCCTTCGCTGTCCTTCCAATAGACCGCCTGCACGTCCTCGCCGCGAGAGAACTCACCGTACTGCGCCTTCTTGCCAGGGTTGGCTTTCTCGAAGGCCTCGCCAGCTGCGCGCAGTCGCGCAGCCAGCTCCGGCTCGAGCGCGCCGTAGGCGCCCGGCGTGTCGATCGGCACGCTGGTGATCTTGCCGTCCTTGATCACGCTGGCATGGCCGCCGCGTTCGTTGAGGAAGGCGATATCGGCCTTATAGGTCGCGCCCTCCGGTGAACGATCGACGCGTCCGCCCAGCCTGGCGCGGTTGGATCCGGGTCCGGGCGGTCGCTCCGGCATCTGCGGCGGGGTCGGCGGCTGCACTCTCTGCTGCGCTTGCAGCTTCTGTTGCAGCGCCTTGTCCTTGGCGGCGCCGAAGCCGCCGGAGATGGTTTCGCCGATGCTGTCGTCGCTTTGATTCGTCCGCTGTAGCGACGAGGTGACCTGGCCGACCAGCGGCTGCACTTGCAGCGGCTTCTGCTCGTCGACGCGGATGTCTTTTGCGCTCGGGCCTTTGAGCAGCCCAGCTAATAGCTGGGTCATCTGGCTCGGCGGCGTGCCGGGCGGCACGATCCCGAGATTAACCCCCAGCGCGTGCAGCGCGGTCGTGGTGTCGGCGCCGAGCAATGGCTGCTTGCCGGCCAGCAGGGACTGCCGGCTCTTCTCGCGCTCGAGCGCCATTTCGTCCATGTAGGCCATTACTGCGGCTCACTGGGTGGCGGTTGATAGAGCGAGCCGACGCCGCGCGGGATACCGCGCGCCGCGTCCATGCCCTGCTGGACCGCCGGGGTGATGCCGTGCTGCAATAGGTACGGCTTGGCGAAGCGGTTGAAGCCGTATTTGGCGCCCAAGGCGCCAGTGCCGATCGCCGCCGCCGCGTCGCCGTAGCCGGCCTGGTGCGCGCCATAGAGCGCGGCGCCAGCGCCAACACCAAGCCCGCCATACTTGCCGGCGATCGCCATGGTCTGGCCGAGCGACGCCGCCGAGCCGGTGCTTTGCAGGGCGTTGACTTCGCCGACCCGGCCCATCACCTCGCGCAGCGCCTCGACGTCTCTGCTGAGCCGGGTGCCGGGCGGGAACAGCAGCGCCCGGGCGCTTTCCGGTATCGCCTCTAGGGCCGAGGCCATCTTCGCCGACGAGCCGCCGGCGTCGTTGACGATCTTGCCCAGCACGCCGCCGCCCAAGGCGACCCGCTCTTGCGCCGGCAGCGCGCCGATCACTGTGTTGAGGGCGTCGATATTGGTGCCGGCACCCTTCGCGGTGGCGGCGCTATGGATCATGTTGACCACCGCTTCCGGCCGATCCTTCATCGCGTCGGAAATCGCCCGCTGCACGTCGGACAGGTTGCTCGACTGCTCCAGGTTGCGATTGAACGTCGCCTCGCCCCACGGGCCGGCGTCGCGCCGCATGATGCTGCGTTGGTCGCCGCGCAGTCCGGCATAGATCTGCGCCAGCTGGGCGTCGTCGACCGCCCGCGGTATCGTCGGCGGCAGGCCGAGCCGCTGGCCGATCTCGGTGGCCTGGTCGGCCATGTTCTCCCAGGTCGAGCCGCCCGGGCCGTAGTGGGAGAACGGTCCGCGCATCGGATCCGGCGGCGGCCGCGTGGTCATGCCGAGCTGGTCGCCCAGGCCGGCCTGCGGGTTCTCCGCGCCCATGCCGGCGCGGCGCTCGATTACCTGCTCGGTGGCCTCGCGCATTTGCGGCACGTCGTAGCGCACCGCCGGCGGCAGCAGATCGCGGCTCTCGCGGGCCAGCTCGCCCTTCTGGGTTTGCGCGGCGTCGATCGCGGTCTCCAGTGATGGAGTGACGGTGGTGCCGGCTGTGTGTGGCGCCAACTGCACGTCGGTAGACCCGGCGGCGCGGTTGGCGGTGCCGGCGGCGGACTGCTCGACTGCGTCTTGGGCGCCGGTCCAGGATCGATTGAGCGGCGAGTCCAGTGAGGTCTGCGCGGTGCGCCGGCCGGCGGCCTGGATGTCCGGGCTGGCGGCTTTGACAAAGGCCGGTATCAGCCGGTCGATGCCGAGCGCCTCGGCGGCGCGGACCACGTTGTCGGAGGTGATGCCGTAGCGGCCGAGATTTTTAATCAGCGTGTTCAGCCCGAGCGACAGCGGCGCGGTGATGCCGGCGTCGACCGCGCCGGCTTTGAGCCGGTCCTGGTTCTGGTCGGCGCCGCCGGCGCCCTGGATCGCCGCGATCAGCGTGTCGATGCCGGTGTTGGCCAGCACGCCGGCGCCGCGGATGGTGGTCAATGGCGCCGAGGCGACTGCGCCGCCGATGTTGGCGGCGACATTGCCGACCGGGTGCTCGTAGGCGAAGCGGCGGTTGCGCGCCCGCTCGAGCGCCAGCTTCTCCTCGTAGGGCATGCCGCCGGCGAATCCTGGGAGTATCGAATGCACCGCAGCATTGGCCTCGTCGCCCCAGGCACCGCCCGGCACGCCCTGGGCGACCGCCCGCATCCAGTCGTTGGCGCCGCGCAGCAACCCGCCTTGCGCGTGTTGCTGCTGCTCCTGGAAGTCGGCCCAGCGATTCCAGCCCGCCGCCCGTGACGGCTCGTTCTGCACGCCGGCGAGCGCGGTGCGGACCTCCTCGATCGGCGCCTGGTAGTTGATGCTCGGCGCCACCGGCTCCATCAGCCGCGGGTCTTTGCCGACCCGCGGGCCGGGCAGCGCGGCGTTGGACTGTGCCGCCGACGGCGTCACGGTGATCTGGGTCGGCGCCGCTGCCGGCTGTACCCGTGGGCCGCTGGTGTTGGCCGGCGGCGACGCCGCGGCATCGAACGCCTGCTTCATGGTGACGTAGTCGGCGGTCCCGGCCTTGTCCTGGTTGTTGTCCAGCCAGTCCTTGATCGTCTCCGGTGGCGGCATCGCCGGGGCAGCGGCCGGTGCGGCCAGGTCAGGTTCGGCCATGGCTATTTTCCTATGCCAAGGATGCGGTTAACGCTTGCCGGGTCCGGTCCGCCGGCCGGCGCCGGGGCCTTGCCGAAGTTCGGGTCGTCAAAGCGGGTCGTCAGGTTACCGTTCTGCTGCGCCAGGTTGCGCAGCTTGACCGCCATGTCCTGGAACACCGGATCGCCCCTGGACACGTTCATCAGCATCTTGGTGGCGTCGTCGGCGTTCATCGCGGTCGCGGTGATCTGCGCCCAATCCGACATGCGCTTGAGCTTGGCATCGATCTGCTGCCGGTTGTCGTTGCGGTTCGGCACGAAGATCTGCGCGTAGTCAGCGTATTCCTCTGGTCGTATTGCAGCACCAGACGCCAGCCGCAGCACGGCTTCGACCCAGTTCTTGGCCTCGGCCAGATACTGCGGCGCTTTCGGATCGAGGGCGGCGATCGCCATGCCGTTGACGATGCCGCCGTTGCGCTCGGCCAGAATGGCCGCGCCCAGGTTCGGCACATAGGGGATTGCCGGCGCCTGGCCGTCCACGTAGCCGATCTGGGTTTCCAGGTTGCGTCGCGACGTCTCGGCGCGGCCGACTGCCGCCGCCTTGGTGGAGACGTTTTGGTTGGCCTCGCCGGCCGACACCACCTGCGTGCTCATCGGCGGCGGGTTCAGCGCATTGACCGGCGCCGCGGCCGCGGGTGCGCCCGGCGCTGCCGGGGCGCCGCCGCCCACGCCGGCGAGTGTCGCATTGACCGCGTCGGCCAAGGCCCGGTGCGGGCCTTGCGGGATGTCCTGTTCCTGGAAGCCAGAGAACTTGACGATGTTGCCTTTGGCGTCGGCCTGCAATTTGTTGGTCAGCTTGTATTCTTCGTTCAGTGCGAACGCCAACTTGGTCGCTTCCTGCGGCGTCAGCTTGTAGCCGTCCGCGACCACCTTGCTGGCGTACTCCGCCATCAATCCCTGGCGCGCCGCCGGCGTGCCAACCCGGTTCTCTGGCGTTTGCGCGGCTTCGCCGGTCTTGACGTAGCGGCCCTCCGGCTTGGTCGCCGAGGAAATGATCGAGCCGCGGATCGGCTGGTCGTTGTCGTCCAGCTTGATCCAGTTCTGGTCGGTGCCCGGCGCTAACGACACCTGCCCGGCCTGGACGAAGTTGCTGTTCGGCGCGGTCGCTGCCGTGGTTTCCGAGCCGGGGATTGGCCGGCGGTCTGGCCCGAGCAGCACCCAGGTCTTCATTTCACCCGGCGCCGACGACAGCGGCGTTGACAGCACATACTCGGGGCCGGGCGAAGTGACCGACGACTTCAGCGATCCCGGCAGCGGCCGGCCGTCGGGGCCTGGGATGGCCCAGGTCTTCATCGCATTGTCGGACGCCGGCGGCGTGATGCCGCGCTCGCCGGCCTTCACCAGCACCATGTCCGGCGGCAGGTTCTTCCACATGTCCCGGCCGAGCGAATCGTAGCGGCCATCGGTCGACACGCCGACCGGGATGGCGGTCGTGCTGCTGCCGTCGCGTTTCACGGCGACGTAGTTGTCGCCCTTGGTTTTATCGAACCGTCCGGTGTTCAAGTATTCGAGTTGCTGTTGCCGCTGCGGATCGCTCGGCACGCCGCCCAAGCCGACCTGGCCCTTGGCATAGACGCCGGGCAGATTGTTGGGATCCTTGAACGCTTGCGCGCGGGCGGTGGCCTGGAAGAACGGCAGCTCGGCCTTGTAGCGTGCCGCCACCCGCGGATCGAGATACTGCTCCTGGGCGGTCGTCGGCGGCAGGAAGATCTCGCCCGGTTGCGTGGTCGGGTCGGCCGGGTTTACTGGCCCCTGCTGTTCGATCTGGACATCGCGCGTGCTCATCGGCGGCTCGGCCTTGGCCAGCGCCTCGGCCGCGGTATTGCCGGCGGCGGTGTTGGCGTCGAACTCGGCCTGGTCGCGCTTCTGTTTGGCGCGCAAGGCGACGATCTGTTCGACCGTCATCTTCTGATCGAGCGCCTGCTTCGGTGAGTTGCGGATTGCGTTGCCGATGCTGGTGGCGAGGTTGCCCCAGGACGGATCCTGTTGGAACGTCAGAAACTCCGATCCCATGATGCCCTCATATGCTCGCGGCTAGCGCGTTGCCGAGACCCTGGCCGGCGACCTGGGCGCCGGCATTGGCCAGCCCGCCGGCGGCGCCGCCGCTGTATTGCGCAATCTTGATTGGCTCGACCGCCTTGGCGACGTTATAGGCCGACAACACGCCGGCGCGCTCGTTGCCGGCCAGGCGGATGTCCTGCCCTGCGGTGTTGAAGATGGTGTTGGCGCGGTTGGTCAGGCCATACTGCGAGCCACCGTAGGCTTGCACGTTGGCCAGGGCCGCGATCCGCTTCCTCGCCTCGATCGCGGCCTGTTGGATGTGGCCCTGGATCGCCGTCTTCATCTCGTCGGAGCCATTCTGCTGGCCCGAGAACATCGCCGAGGCGAGCGCGTTCGGATCGCCTTCGGCCTGGTTGGCGACATCTTCCGGCGTCAGCGCCACCTTCAACCGCTCGGCTTCGCCCTCCTGCGCCGCGGTCTGCTTCTTGGCGTCCAACTCCTCGAGCGAGCCGCTGCGCGCCGCTTCGGCGTTCTTGCGCAGGTCTTCATCCCGCCGCAGGTAGTCTTGTGATTGTCTTCGCTGGTAAGCGACCCATTGGTCGTTGGCAGCCGACTGCTGGCTCGCCATGTCCTGCTGCTGCTGCATGTTGTACAGCGACATGCCGATCGAGAAGCCCAGGCCAATGATCGAGATCGGGTCGCACATGACTTTAGCCCGTTATGGTTGACGATCCCGGCTCGCGGCCGGTCCGGGCGGCGAGCGCCTTGTTGGCTTGGTATTCGCCGATCGCCGGCGCGACCGCCGACCCCAGACCGATGGCGATCGGCTTGAACATGTCGCCAAGCGAGCCAGGATTCGGCTGCTGCAACTGCGCGTTCGACGCCGAGGTCGCCGCGGTGTTGGCGGCCACAGTCGGATCCTCGGTGGCGTACAGCTGGTTGTAGGCTTGCTGCTGTTGCGCGGCGATGCTCTTGCGCAGCTCAGCCGTGTCGGTGTCGGCCTTGGCCCGCAGTCCGGCTTCGTTGACGCCCTGTTGCTCGGTCAGCTTGTTCTGGACAAAGCCGGCCGCTCCCGATCGTAACAGTCCCGCCCTGGCGAGATCGGCCTCGGAGGTCCGCTTGGCGTCGGCGTACTGGCTCTGCAACTGCGGCATGGTGTAGTCGAGACCGGCCTTGCGATAGTTCTCATAGAAGTCATCGCCGAAGTTCTCGGTACCGAAGATGGTATCGATCGCGCCCTTCCCTTGATTGAGTCTCGCCTGGCGCTCGTTCTCTTTGTCACGAGCTTCCTGGGCGCGCTGCATCTCCAGCTGCACCATTTGGTTGTTCGATGGTCCGCTTTTGCCGCCCATGGCGTCACCTCATACTTGCGCGTTTGGATCGATCGGCGATTGCTTGCCGTAGTCTGCCCAGAAGCCCGGCGGCGTCATGATCGCCTTGGCCACGATATTTCCCGTGCTGTCCTTGGTGGTCTCGGTGCCGGACACGGCCTCGGCCGGCAGCGTGGTCTTGTCCGGCGTTGCGGTATTTTCCGGCTTCGCGGTAGCATCCGCGGCCGCTTTCTTGACGTTGATGTTTTCCTGGTAGCCGCTCATGTCGAGCGGCTTTTTGGCGGCCAGCGTCTTTTCTGCCTCTTCCAAGGTCGCATTGCCGGATCTGTCTAACGGCTCTTGGTAGTACTGCTGTCCGCCGCCGCCCTTGCCACCCATGTTGATCCCCTACTTGGTTGTGCTGATGCTGCCGGGTGCGGTCGCCGGTCGTTGCGCCTGCGCCTGCCAGATCGAGGGCGGCGGCAGGAGGGTGCCGGCCAGCACCGCGCCAGTGGACAGCGGCTGGCTGCCGGTCTGCAACTTGCTGACGATCGGACCGCCCGGCGAGATCGGCGGACCGATCGCCTCGACTGGCGCGGGCGGCGGAGCCGGTCCCGCTACCGGCGGCGCCACCGGCGCCGGCGGGCGCTTGGTGATGGTCGGGATCACGAACGGCGCCGGCGCTGGTGCCGGCTCCGGCTCTGCCGTCCAGCCTGGCGTATCGCCCCAATGATAATTACCGCCGATATCGGTCCATGGCATGGTTACACCTGTCCGGTTGTTGTCATACTGCCAGAGCCGTTGAGGCCCTGGGCTTTCAACTGGTCGGTCCACATCGACGGCGCGGCGATCGTTTGCGCCAGCTGGCTGCCGGTGTCCTGGGTGGTCTGGATGCTACCTTGGGTATCCTGTGCCGGCGCGGCCGGCTCACCGATCGGACTTGGCCCGGCTTGTTCCTGCACTGGTGCAGGCTGTTCCGGGGTTGCCGCGGCCTGCGTAGGATCCGGTGCCGCGGCCGCGGCTGGCTGCTCGGCATCCCAACCCCAGCCGTTCGCCCTGGCCAACGGCCCCCAGGTGATCGAGTCGGCGCCGGTGGTCGGCCTGGCCCCGCCCTTGCCACCCATCAGAGCACCTTCCTGAAAATCATCCCGACCGGCTCGGCGCCGAAATGCCGGCCGACCATGTTCATCAGCGAGTTCTGCTCCGGCATGCCGGAGCAGATGGGAAAGTTGATCACCTTGCAGCCGTCGCGGCGGGCCAAGGTGATCACCATGTCGACCAGGCGGCGGCCGAGGTCGGTGCGCTGGTACTTCGGTACGGTATAAGTCTCGTCCATCACCCCCATCGGCTCGGAGAACACATCGAACACATGGTAGGAGCAGACGCCGACCAGCTTGTTGTCGTCGCGTGTATCGAGCGCGATCACATACATGGCGAACTGGGTACCGACCGCGGCCGCCAGGTAACGTTCGGTCTTCTCGCGGTGATACTTCAAGTGCTTCGACCAGCAGGACAGCTCGAAGAACTCGCCGAGGAAGTCGGCGAGCATCGGAGCGTCGGCCGATTCCGCCATGCGGACGTTAATGTGCGGGGTACGCACCGTTCGCTTGGGTCGCTTCAGCTCGGTCACATTCATATTCATCGGCTAGCCATCGGTATGAGACAAAGTCCTCGCCGCATGTGCCATAGCCGGTCAGCACGCCTTCGGCTTTGGCGCCAATCAAATTCATAAATCTGCGGACATCGTCGCGCTGGCGCATCGCCACCGCTTCGACGCGGTGGATCCCCGAGCTAACAAGATATGGCAGCACAAATCCCTTGATCTGCCGCACCATTGGTAACACGGCGCGGCCCCAGTCGTCTGTGCCGAAAGCGTAGCCGGCGCCGACGCCGGAGCGTCTTAGCACCAGGCCCCACACCGAGATCGGCCCCAGCTCATGATCCCAGGCGCAGAACGCGAACTGGCTGTGCCGCATCAGGGTCGACGCCAGCCGGTCGATATCGGTGCCGGCGGCCTCCATTTCTTCGGCGTCGTCGACCCGCAGGTTGTCGAGGATCGCCTGGACCATGCCGCGATCGGCGGGGCTGATCTCGATCATCCGGTTTCCCCGCCGATGTAATGCACCACCAGATTGGAGAGGATCTGCGGCCCCAGCTCCTGCGAGCGCAGCCGCAGCGACATGTGCGTGGCGTGGCCGAATAGTTGGATCTTGCCCTGCGGGAACGACGGGCCGTCGAAGATACCGATCTCGTCTTCGACCGCGGGGTTGTTGACGTTGAACGCGGCCGACACCTGCCAGGGTACGCCGGAGCAGGTCGCATCCAGCGCGGAGAAGGATTTGAAGGTGGCCACGCCCTCGCCGGCGTGGAACGGGAAGATCAATTCAACGGGACAGTCGTCATAGACCGGGCCAACATCGGAGATCCCGCCATAGGCGTAGACGGTGTTGTTATCGTCGCGCACCACCACCCGGTTCTGGTGCAGGCAGGCAGCGGTGATGACAAAGCCGGCGTCGTACTCCGACCAGGCGGTGATCTTCGGCCCGGGAAACGCCGACAGCACGTAGATCTTCGAAGTCATCGGCGCGTCTTCGTCGTCTTTGGACCCGGCCATGATGATCCAGAATCGGCCGGTGACCGGCTGCAACAGCGCGATCGTGCCGCTCATCCAGTCCGGCCCCATCGACCGGAACAGATCTTGGAGCAGAGGATCCAGCGGCGAGCCGATGTCGGACACCGCCGCGGCCAAGGATGAGTTGCGAGCGCGGAGCGAGCGGATGCCGGAGTGCGACATGTACATCACGTCGCCGGAGCCGTACTGCATCACTGAACGCCACGCCGTTGTGCCGGCCTGGCGCAGGGTCTGCACATACTGATTCTTCGTAAAATCTGGATCCATGATCCACAGCTGCACCGCGGTCGAGCTGAAGATCGCCAGCTTGTCGTAGTAGACCTCCAGCGCCACGCTGTCGGTCATATCGGAATCGCCCATCGACAGGTCGATGAAGTTGGTCGGGTCGGGCGGCGCCATGCCGGACCAGTCGCCGGCGTTGCCGATCGCCGAAAAGTAGAGAATGCTATGCTCGACCGTGTACATCTTGTTCTTGTAAGTGCGGCAGTAGAAACCTCTGGCCAAGGGCAGGTCGATGCCGTCGTAGTAGCGGCCGACCGTGCCGACGGCGTCCTTCCACAGGATGGTGAACACCTTGTTGTCGAACAGGTCGTAGTCGATGATCTCGTAGATCGTGGTGACCTGCTGGCCGAGCACGCCGATCGACCAGGTGCCGGACGGCGGTTCGACCTTGTAAGGGCCATTTGGGCCGAAGGTGTAGAGCTTCTGGTTGACCTCGACCAATCCCCTGCTGGCGGCGTCGACCGTCCAGAACGGCACGAACGCCATCCGCTTCTCGATCTCACCGCCCGGCGTAACATGGGCGTTGCGCATCGACCGCAGCGTTCCGGCCGGCGCAGTCAGCTCACTGCGCCGCAGATCCAACCCGGCAGCGAAGTCGGTGATTGTAAAGTAGGGCAACTACTCCCTCCATCAGTTCGGGACGTAGTCGACATAGCGGGTAGTACGCATGCTCTTGTCGGGATCGTTGCCGCCGCGGAACACACCGCCCATGTTGTAGTTGGCGCGCTTGTCGGCGCCCTGGTCGGCTAAGAGCCGCCGCAGGTAATTCTGCGCCTTGGTCAGCTTCATTGGCGCAGCTTCACTCTTCTGAGTAGCGAGCATTTCGGCCGCGGCGAACAGCACGATCGCCTTGGAATCCAAAATGCAGCTATCGGTCGGCGCGACCAGCGGCGACAGCGGCGCCTGGCCTTCGAACCGCAGCACGTAGCCCTGCTCGGGGTGGGCGACGTTGTCGTCCGGCATCGGCAGTAACTGGAATTGCCCGACTGGATTGGTGATCGGCACCGGCCCGGTGGTGTCGATCGAGGCGACGTTGCTCCAGCGCACCGGCTTGCCGGTGCTAGTCGGACCAAGGTGCATCATGAACGCCTTGATGCCGTACACCAGCGGCGACCAGGACGAAGCCGAGGTGATCACATCGGCCGCGTCGCGGGTGACCTGCGAGATATAGACGCGGACGATCTGGTCGAACGCCATCTCCTTCGGATAGGAATATACCGCCTGCCCGCCGGTCAACGGCACGTCGACCCAGATTTTCAAGTGCTGCCAGTTGTAGGCGTCCCACAGCTCGCGCTGCTGCCGCGCCAGCAGCAGGTCGATGGTTTCCTGCGCCTGCACCCCCTGCAACGGGTTGAGCGACGTGCCGGTCTCGGCCCGCAGCTCGCGGCGCAGCTCGAGCAGTGTGACGCCTAATGGCACTAGCTAACGTCCTTATGCTCCGCGGGCGGCGGCGGCGAGCGCCGGCCGCGTGGTGATGGCTTAAAGATCGGCTCGAGGTCGGTGGTGGCCTTGGCGATTTCGTCCTCGCCGTCGTCGTCGTCTTCGTCGTCGCCATTGCCGTTGGTGATGGCGGGGGCAACAACGGTAGAGAGCTGACCGTTCTCATAGCGCGGCAGGTTCACCTCGTCGGTCATCACGTAGTCCATGCGGAAGGCGCGGCCGGGGAAGCAAGCCTCGACCACCTCGCGGCCGTAGATCGTGATCAACCTGTTCTTCTCTTCGGTCGGCCACACCTCGCCCATGCCGACCGGCATGACGTCCATGACGTTCTCGTCGCCGTGCAGGGCCTGGAGCACTTGCACCTCCGGCCAGGTCACCGGGTTGAACTTGTCGTAGATCACGGTGTGACAGTTCTGCCCGGCAAGATTGATCTTGCAGACGCAGTATTGGATCGACTTCGCCATATCATCTCCCTTTGAAAAAAGCCGGGAGTGCTAAGAGTGTCCGCTCCCCGCACTCCCGGCCGCGCTGCGATCAGACAATATCCATGACGACAGCGCCGTTGAGGCGCCGCGCACAGAGTTGCCCGGTCGAAGTGATCGCCCGATAGATCACATACTTGTCGGGCGCACGGTCTGGTGAATGCTGGTGGCGCCACTCTTCTTGCATCGCCACCAGGAAGATGTCCCTGGAATCATACCAGTAACAACGCTTGGACTTGCCGAGCGCGTCCAGGGTCGGGTCGTATTCGAAGTCGGTGCCGGCATAAGAAATCTGCCCGACACTGACATCCTTGGCACCGGAGAAGCCCTGCATGCTGTAGTTGCCGTTGGCGCGCAGCTCACTCTCCAAAGCACCGAGCCAGTCCGAGCCACAGAACCCGGTGTTCGGCTTGGCGCCGTACCTGGTCAGCTGGCGATACTCTTTCTGCAACAGCGTGATCAGCGCGCCGCCGTTGGTGGCCGACGAGGTGATCGGCGCGCCGCCCCAGGCCGCCAGTGCCGGCGTGGTGCCGACCGCGGTACCCATGGCGGTGGTGAAGGCGCGGTTTCTCCACCACGGCTTCTGTGCGCGGTTGATACCGGCGACGATACCCGTCGTCGGATCGTCGGTGATCAACGCGGCCATGCCCGCCAGCGCCTTGGGATCGGCGGCGCCGTTGGTCCACAGCAGGTTGTTCATGCAGCGGGCGTACTGCTCGCTGACGTCCTGCAATGCGTCTTGCAGCAGCCCGACCAGCACGGTGTCGTCACGGCCGGAGTGCTCGGACGTGTCGTCCATGTTGCCGGAATCGGTAACCGTGATGCCGTCGGTCTTCAGCTCGGAGTGGGTGAGCATGATACCGATGTGGTGCTCCTTCCACGGGAACACCGCCTGGGTCAGGTTCGCCGGCGTGTAGTAGGTGACCGCGTCGTCGAGCTGATAGCCCTTCAACTGGTCGTCGGTTCCCGGTGCCGCGGTGTTACCGAAGTCGCCCTTGACCGAGATGATGATATTTCCCTTGCCGCCGGGGAAAGTCTTTTTCTTGGATTCCATCGCCGCCAGCAGCGGCTTTTCCTGAATTGCCTCCTGGAAGGCAGTCCCTTTGTTCAGCCACCAGTCCAACGCCGCCGTGGTTACGTGGGCGAGCAGTGGAGCAGAATATGTAGGCATTTAAGCACCTCTGTGATTAGAGGCGCGGCGCTCCCTCGCGAGCAAATTTGACTGCTTCCAGCAGCGACGTTGCTTCGGGTGCCACACCAGCGGTTCGTCCGGTGCTGCTCGGGACACGCGATGTAGCCTGGCGTTGAGGTTGGGTCCAACTCTTGTACTGTTCGTTGACCCGGCGATACGCCTCGTTGGCGATTTGCAGGCCGTTTTCGACAGACCGGGGTGGACCGTACTCCTGGACGAGCGCCATCATCGTGGACTGAACAGCGGGTTTTTTCGCCGCATAGCGAGGGTCCGATCGGATGATTTGCAATTCCCAGTTATTGACGGCCGCGGCCACCTGATCTGCCAAGATCTTCAGTTGCAGCTGCTGCTGCTGACTCTGCGACACTTTCTGGTGCTGTTGCAGCTCGGCTTGCCGCCGCACTGCATTGGTCTGCGCCATCGCCCGGTCCATGCGCTCGCGTGAGTACATGGCCGCGGCTTGTGTCGTCATATGTCCCTGTTGGACCTGCTGTTGCAGGTCCGGGGGTAGCGATATGCCGAGGTACTCCTCGCACAGTTTCATGTACGGCTGGACGCCGGCATGAAACTTGGCGAGATCGCCACCGCGCATCGCCGCCATCATCTCCAGGCCGTACAGGAAATCGTCCTGACCGATATCGTTCTTACGAAGATATTCGGTGACCTTGATGGCCATATTCGCGTCCGGCTCGAGCGCCTTCAGACGCTGCACCTCGGCCGACAGTTTCTGTCGTTGCGAGTTCAGCTTCTTAATTCGTCTCTGCGCGGCTTTGGAAAGCTTGGCTAGTTCGTCAGGTGTCGGCTCTTCCGACAATTCTGGCTCGCGATCGCGAGCGGACCTCCTTGCGACTTGGGATGGCGAATCCCCCCTGGAACCGTCGGTGTCTATGTTGTCGTCATCCGTGCGCAGCTCGGGCACTGCACTTTGGAGGGCGTCCAGTAGACTACCGCCAGCGTCGCCGGCGTCCGTACCTGGCGAAGGTACCTGCTCGATCGACTGCTCTACCGTGGTGGGCAGAGACTTGTCGTCATCGGCCATATTGAAATCCCCTGGCGCCACCGGCGCCTGTTGTTGATCCTTACGTCAAATTACCTGCCGTGTCATCCCGGCATGGTCGGCATCTTGACCTGCTGCGGCATCGGGTGCGGCCGGCCTGGCGGCGCGCCCGTCAGCGTTGTTTGCGCGTCTGGTGCGGAGGGCGGCGGGCCGGCCTCGCCGCCGCCCGGCGCATTGACGGCGCCCTGCGGTCCCATGGCCGCGCCCGGGCCGGCTCCGGCACCGGGCGCGGTTGGGCCGGCGCCGCCAGACATAGCACCGTTCATCGCAACGATGCTCGGCAGCGAGGACTTGAA